AGCAATATCGTTATTTTAGTTTTTCCTTGGGATTTTACCGTCCCTCGTACAAATTCCGAGATCAGTTAGACAGTTAGTCATTGGAAATTATATCACGTCGGCGCGTTCGTTCATCGAACGTTTAGTAACGCAGATCACTGATTTTTAATGCTTGTTTTTCCCGATACGGTGCGCAAGTTGGTGAACGCGCGAAATAGTTCATCTCCTTTTTGTATTGATTTTGTTTACCCTTAACGGAGAAATCTTAAAAGGATAACCCAAACCAGTACAAAAACGCGTAGTGAATACGCGTAAATATTCACATTACGTTTTGTAACGTGTAAGTAAGTTTTTCAATTTTAAAAAGATTAACTTACGTGCATGTTTGCGTTTTATTTTGTTTTTAATTTTAATTTTAAATTTGTTTTTGTTTTGTGGCTTAAGTGTCATGTCGTCGTCCGGCCTTTATTTATTGATTCTTCAGTTGGCTAGAGCTGGAGATAGGTACGTTTATGCCAGAGTCTAGCCTTGTCTTTTGTCTTAGTTTTGAAATAGGTGATAGCGAAACACCTTGCAACTATCTAGTTGCGCGACCTAATTAGTATTCACTCCTAGTCAACCTAAGCAGTTGAAGGGAGATCTATGATGGAAAATAAAGCTCGGATGGTTTAATCGCCCCGTTAAAAACAAGTTTTTTCATGCTTTTTGTGGCACTTGTGAGGAGCAAGTGTGTGCAAATATGTACTTGGTAATAGGAATTTTATGTGGTAGAACCAACCTAATTCCGAAGTTATTACAAACATAGAGTTGAAAGATATTTCACGGCGAAAGTGAAAGTTTTATCGAAAACCTTGCGAAATATGTTTAATATTCGTATTGGAACCTTTTCTAGTTGATAAAATTTTAATCTAAAACTCGCGTACAAAAGTACTCGAGGTTTTATAAGGTAGAAGCGTAATGAACTTTGAACTTGTAAGATATTTTATAATTTTTGATTTTTTAAAGCTTAATTTTTGGTTTAATGGAAGCGAATAGCCAACATCTGATCTGCTGACAAAAAATGGATAATCACGATAACCACTGCTCAGACTTTTCGGTCCCGGAAGACGTTAAGTTTGTTAATTTAGCTGAGAATAACCGCTCAGCTGAAAATTTTGTTTTTGTTTTTGATGTTAAGAGTTTTACTCTTTATAGAATGGAAGAGTTTTTTAATTTTAATAAGCGTGTTTTTCAATTATATGTTGTTAAAGGAGTTAAAGTTTATGTTAAGGGAAATTTTTCCCGTGTGTTTGTTATGAAGATTTTTAGAAAAATTAATTTTGATGTGCTTTTATATAGAGAGATTTCGGTTTCTTGCGATGATCTCTTGTTGCGAAGCGAGAGAAAAGAGATGAGAAAATCGCTATTTTCTAAAGCTCCGGAAAATTTGAAGGGAGAAACTTTTTTGCTTGATACATTGTTGTCCATGATTAAACGTCAGGTGGATAAAATAGTTTCTATAGGCAAAATGCTTAAAGATCCCCATTTAACCCCTTTTTTGTCTGATATTGCGTCTACTTTATTATCTTTTACTAATTTTCAGAATTTTAATATTTCTATGTTGTGCTCTTCTTTAATGCGTATACATTCTTTGTATGTTAGAGGAAAGCTTATTTTTACTGGAGAAAGTGGAGAATCTTTTTGTTTAGCTTTGTTAACCACCGTTTTACCCCCTCAATTTTTATTAATTATTCAACGTTTAAATTTGTTTACTTCTAAAAGAATATTGGATCATCCCGGTATTATTGTAGAGGTTTTGTCTTTAGTTTCTGAATTTTTGTGCAAGTGTGCTCAGGCCGTTCCTGGCGTTCCTTCTTGCCTTATTCGATTGCTAGAAGATTTTATGTCTTTTGGTAAAAGAAGTCAGGTAGTAGGGAAAATGTCTTTCTATTTGGCAAATTGGGAACATTCTAAAAGAGTGGTCCAAAATGCTGAGTGGAGAGAAAAAGTTGTTGCTCTTAAAGTTCAAATTGAAGAAGATCCCATTCTTTTGGAGTTTGTAAAGGTAAACGCACATGCTGCGAGCAAGTTTAAAGATTTTAAGAGAATGGTGTCAGCTTTGAAGAGTTACGAAAATTGCTCTAGAGCCGAACCAGCATGTATAATTTTTCAAGGACCTCCAGGAACCCAAAAATCCATTTTATTAACTCAATTAGTTTCTTTTCTTAAAAAATCTAGCTATACTCACATTGTTAAGTCAACAGATGATGGCAAAGATTTTTATGATGGGTATGATTCTCAAGAAGTTTTTATAATGGATGATATAGGACAGCAAGGAATTTCTCAGTGGCGAACCATAATCAATATGGTTTCCGCTGTGAAGTTGCCTTTAGAGTGTGCAGCTGCAGACTTAAAGGATTCTAAATATTTTTCTAGTAGTTTAATTTTAGCCACCACAAACCAGTTTTTTGATATGCCGGCTTTAACGAAATCTGATTGTATTTCAGATATTAAAGCTTTATGGAGAAGATGCCATGTTTTTGATTTTAATAGTGTTGTTAACAATGCCGGTGTTTTGTCCGGTGAAATTTTTTATAGACGTTTTGATGTTAGGGAAGGAAAGGTTGTTTCTACGTTTCCCGTAGGAGCAGGTTTGGATAATATTCCTAAATCCGTTGATGTTTCAAGCAGAGTGAAAACTCTGGCTTGGATGGCGATGATTTCAGAATCTTTGGAGGCTTTTTACAAAAAAGTTGAAATCGATTCTAAAGTTTCTGTAGATATGGATGAGGAAATATTAAAAGAGTATGAGGCTCTCAAAGGACAATCGATTTTCGAAGGAATTACTTCGGCTTTCGATGGTTTTTTGAGCGCTGATTATTCTTACGATAGTTATTTAAATTATTTGTGTAGTTTAACCAGTTTTGTTAAATTTGATTATTTTTTTAGTTTGTTTGGCGAGTTTTTTAAGTTTTTTTCTAAAATTATTTTGAAAGGTCTTTCCGATTTTTTGGCTGGTTTTTCAGCCGCTTTGGATCTTTCAGTGAGTTATATAGGAGTTGACATGACTGGAGTCATTTTAATGGGTTCCATAGTGGGAATGACTGCATTGTTATTAATGTGGGTAGACGGAGAGTTTGATAAGGAAGGAAAGGAGATTTTTATAGTTAATAAATCAGAGTTAGAGCAATGGAAAGCTGCCATAGCTAAACATGTTGGAACTAAGGAGTTCCGAATTTATAGAGGACAGATGGTTACTGTCAACGCCAGTGAGGAGAGCGTTCCTACTATGGTTACTGGAGTAAAATCCAGGATGGTAGTAGTTCGATTTCCAATTTTTAAAGACGGAGTGGCTGTTGGTAGTAACACATGTCAAGCTTTGGCTTCAGGACATTTTTTAGTTTTAATAGGACATGCAGCTTTTTCTCATAGTGGAATAGTAAACGTGTATAAGGATTGGGAGTCATATGAAGCGAATAATATGATTCTCAATAATGTACCCGTTACAACTGTTTTGGATGAGAAAAGTGCTGATTTGGTTGTGTTAAAAATTCCCCAAAATTTTGTATCCCCTTTTAAATCAGCAAAGCAATATTTTAAACCCCCTTCAGTAGATGTTTCAATTCAACCCTTTTTTGTTAACAGTGGAATGACAGCGAATTTGGCTGCCACTGTTAGAGTTTGTCCCGAGAACACGCAATACCATACAGTGCGTGGAGTTCATGATTTGATAGGGAACGAGTATTTAACATACCCGATTTCTATGCCCGGTTTTTGCGGATCAATGATAGTTGATCCAACAATAGGTATTTTAGGCATGCACGTTGCTGGTAACAGTAGCGAAGGAGTTGCTATTACGTTTTCTGCCAATCTTAGAAAACGAATAGCGGATATTTTAAGCAGTGATGGTAACATTGCTGAAGTAAATATAGTTCCAAAGTTGAATTTAAGCGGTGCCATAGCTGCGACTAATTTGACCAAAACTATTCCTAGTAAGTCTAATTTAATAACTTCCCCTCTTATCGATTTTGCAATTCCAACGAAACTTCCTGCCAATTTGTCTGCTTTTGGCCCCGCAACTGTAAATAGAATGGCAGAAAAATCTTTTGTCGAGATCCCCCCCATGGATCCCGAAATGGTAGGATTTGCTCGTAAATGTATTTCTTCATTTATGACTAAGTTCGACCAGGTATCAGAATACGAAGTGGTTAAAGGTGGTCCCGGCTTGGCACCTTTAAACAAAGATTCTGTAAACGGATGGGGAATGGAAAAGGATAAGGAATTTTATATAGATTTCGAAAATGGGTGTTTTAAACCACCTCTTTTGGAAGAGATAGAAAATTTAGAGAACAGTATACGGAACCAAACAGTAGATATAGAACAGGTGATGTATTATGAGACGTTGAAAGACGAACTACGTGTTCAAGGTAAAGAAAATAAACCTCGCTCTTTTAGAGTATGTAGATTACCGATGATAGTGCTGACCAAAAAGTATTTAGGTAATTTATTTAGACATATAGTTAAAAATAGACGTTTTAATGGTATAATGATCGGAATAAATCCGTACCTTGAATGGGACGAGATTTACAGGAAATTGACAACGGCGGCTCTTTTATTGGACATAGATATCAGTAAGTATGATGGCGGTCAAGCCGCGCAAGTGCAAGATATGGTAAATAGTGTAGTACAAGAGTTTTATATTGGACCAAATCCAGACATTCTGGCAGCTTTGTTAGAATGGGTGGTGAGAACGTGGGTGCTCGTGAGAAACAAATTGATGTTGACCACTCATTCAATGCCTTCTGGCAGTTGGGTGACTGGTCTTTTTAACAGTTTGTACAATCGAGCGTACACAGCCTGTTGCTACTACAGGGAGACAAATAAAGTAGGAAAGAAACCAACAGTAGCCGAATTTTTGACTATTATTGATTACGTTTGTGGTGATGACAAGCTTTGCGGTATACCCGCGAATTTGACATCTAGAGTAAATGCTTTGACCATAGCTTCTCTTTTTGAGAGCGTGGGAATGGAAGTTACTGACGGAAAGAAAAGGAAAATTGAAAATCCCGGATGCGCGATAAATGAGTTGTCTTTTTTGAAAAGACGATTTGTTTATCATACGAAACTGAAAAAAGTGATGTGTCCATTGGACATGGAAACCATTATCAATTCAGTTTTGTATGTGGATAAGAAAAAGGAGACTTCCATAGTTTTGGAAGGTAAACTGCATTCTTACCAACGCGAATTGTTCTTGCATGAGGATTTGTACGAATCGTACGTTGATGACATGGAAGAGCATTGCGCAAAAGTAGGCGTGCCGTTTACTCGGTTGACCGAGTATTATTTGCAACATTTATATACGGAAGAGGCTGATTTAGCTTACGACATGTATAAACAGGATAATGGGAAAAATTTTGATGTTTTTATGGCGTTATAAAGAATTTGCGACACGAATTCTGCGACCAAAACATTTATTTAGTGTCACACTATTTATGGAAGATTAGTAACCTTCCACAAGTAGTATAAAAAGAAATTACTAGTTTGAATAATAATAATAATAATAATTTAGAAAATGAGAACGAACCCCAATATGGAAACAGCGGATCAGGTATTAAAAGTGCAGTTTCAGGACACGCTTCTAGTTTGCGAACTAGGCCCGTAGCCGAAGGAAACCTCGCTTATGATACCCTCCCTATCACACAACACATGGAAAATATGAAAATGGATATACAACCTTGGATAAATAGACCTTTTAACGTAGGGACTGTAGCATGGACTACATCCAATGCTAGATTTTCAAATTTGGCTCCACCAGTAACCAATTTGCCGAGAGACGTGTTTGTTTCAAACATTGCTCTTGCGAATATGATGAAAATGGCAGCTTATTTTAAAATGAAATTATGTTTAAATGTTTCTTTAACCGGAACAATGGTACATCAAGGGACTCTTGTGGTGGCAATTTTGCCTCCTAGTCCCGATAATTTAGGAACTAATTTGCGTTCAGCTTCTATGCTGAACACTTATTTGTCTGGACCACACGCATTTTTGTCTGCTAATGAGGCATCAAGTGTGTGCTTAGAAGTTCCTTGGTATTGTAATACTGATTTAGGCATGGTAGATGTAGGACCTTACACCGGAACCGGTGGTATTAATCCTGCAGTTGATATTTTTTCAACACCTTGCGATTATGCAACCTTTTGCATAGGAGTTTTGAATCCTTTGTCTGCATCGACAGGAGCGTCAACTACGCTCAATGTGGTGGTAGAGGCATATTTCAAAGAGTTGGAGCTTTACACTCCTTCTCCTAGATTTATAATTACCGCTTCACAACCTCCTACCAATTTGTTGGGAGAGTCTTTTATGTCTAAAGGGTCCAATTATTTGGACTCCATAACAGCCTCTACCAAGAAATTGTCAGGAGATATTATCGATGCAGCTCGAGGAACTTTACGAACTATGACAGGTTTGCATAATCCCAATGATGCTACTTTTGCTGAAAAGAAAATAACTTCGTTCCGAAATTATGCTAATACGGTTGATTCTACGACATTTATAGAGAAGTTGGACCCAGATTCAACAGTAGATAGAATAACCTCCGAGCCTATTTTCGGAACAATGACAGATGAAATGATGATTAAAAACATTGTTTCAAAACCGCAATACTTAGGAACTTTTCAGGTAGGAACTAACAACAACGTTGGCGCGTTGTGTTGGTCCAGACCAATTGCACCATGGCAAGGCGCTTGTAATAGTGGATTCAATATTGCAAACAATATTGAGCTTTTATACACTATGACTAGAGCTTGGAAAGGAGATATAAACATACATATACAATCATCTATGACTAATAAACATTCTTTGAAATTGAAATTAATAAAATTGTATGCCCCTTCTACTACACTAAGGACAAATTACCCTGTAATGACGTCCCTGGCGAATGCTCCCTCAGATCTTTTAGAATTTTCGGGAGGAGGACAGGTTCAAACTGTCACCCTTCCTTACATGTCTCGTACAAACCTTATGTATAACTCTAGAGCGAACGACGCCGTTCCTCTGTTACATGGAGCTTACTACATTTATGTAGCTCAGCCTCTTGTAATAGGGGATGCAGTTCCCACTACAGTTGAATTTAACGTTTACATGTCCTTAGCAGACAATTTCCAATTTTATGGTTATTCCACTGAAGTTTTAAGGTATCAGCCGGCTTTTCAACCGCTGCCTACAGACACCGACCCAGTCGAAGAAGTGAAAGAACCATATGTTGGACAGTCTGCTGAGGTTATGAACGAACCTCAAGATCAGAAAGAGTTGTTAGATAGAAAAGGTAAAGAAATAGAAATAAATGCAGAGAGGTTAGTTCCTCTGGTAGATATTAGGCCTTTAATTAGGCGTTTTCAAAAAGGGAAAAGTGGTTTTTTAACTATTAATCCTCCTAGTCCTGTTACGGGGCCTTCATCTACAATCAGTACCATCTCTCTTTTTGAGTTGATAACGGAAGGCTTTGATCAGTTTTATCGAGGATCTAATGGAGTAATTCCTGCAATGTTTTACGGAAAGCACGCTGGTTTAAAATTCAAGTTAAAAGTTTCACACGGGTCGGTTGGTAATATTTATTATTCACCTCCGAACGCAGCAGTATTAGGCATCGGCACAGTTAACCCATTTATGGCGTTAACGGTTGCCGACGATAATCAGAGTTATTTTAATGAATTGAACGAGAGTACTTTCTGTTTACCATTTTTGGAGTTACCTACCATGACTAGTGTCGCGGGAAATTCGTTTTATGGATCATCGGTGTATGAGTTTTGTATTCCTAATACGACCATTTTTAAATTTATAGGTAGTTCAAATAAGCTTAATTCCGGAGCCTTTTTAAATAACAATGCGGTAGCCGATTTAGGAAACCTCATAGTTAATTATATTGGAGCACCAGGACCGCTTACTTGGACTTTGTACTATGCATTTACAGACGAGTCAAGATTAGGATTTCAGACCATTGCACCGATTATGCAGAGACCGACATTTGTCGGAACGCCAGTCAACAGGTATTTAACAACCCCTTATTCACAATACACTAACACAACTTCAACCCCTGGAGTAATAAATCCAACATCCGACCCCCGGTTTAATTCGGGAGCATTTTATTACTCTAACCTCACAACAGCCTTTACTTAGGCTTTAAATAAAGTAACAATGTATGTTTACATCTACCCCCCCCCCGTAGCTTTTTATGGGCACGTTAAACATACATTTCAAGCAACGGGGGGTACCAACCCCCCCCTTTCT